TTATTCGCTTTTCTTAGGTTCAGTATAAGAAAGCGCCTGGCTGGAATCGCTTAGGCCGCTTGTGGTGGGGTCATTCAACAGGTTCCATACGGATACCAGAACAGACACCACGATTACAGGGCTCTGGACGGCCTGCAAGAGCACGTTTCCTACAGCCTGCCAGCTAGTCATGTCTTCCCAGTTGAAGCCCAGACAAGCCAGCATAGGCAGAAAAATGGACGCTGCCAGGTTGAACCAGAACACAGGGTTTTTAAACCGTACCTTCCAGTTGATTTTCATTTCAGTTCCTCCTTATTATACAGGCAGTCCGAATTTGATTAAGATATATCCGACGCAGGCTGTAATAACCAAAAGGAGAATCTTATCCACAATCTTGTCCCAGCGTTTTCCGGATTTCTCCTTAAACTCCGCGATGGATAAAAGAGCCTTGTTAATATCCGCCTGCATGTCGTTGAGCTTGTCCAGGATCTTACCGTACTGCTCGTCCCGTTTCGCGTCTGATTTTTCCAGAGCTGTAATCCTGGTGTAAAGCTCCGAGTGGGTTTCTCTGGATTGCTGGCGGTATTCCGCGATCTGCTTTTCCAGCATCTCCGCTTTTGCCAGCCCTAGGCAGTCCCGGGAGGGATCTACTATACACTTTTCCGGCGCCATGATAATCCCTCCTTACTCGATTACAATCTGAAGCTTTCCGATGGCGTTTCCGAAAGCGCCCGCGTAGCCGTCCTGCCCGTTTCCGGTTTCATTGTCATACTGCCAGGGATAATAGCTTCCGCCCACAGGAGCGACCCGGTATTTGGCTTTCTTATACGGCCTGATGCTGTCCGGGGTGTAATAATACACTTCAACAGCGTCAATCTCCAAACCGTTTCCCGCGTAGCCGTTTACAGCGTCGTTGATGTTGCAGCCGGTCACATAGGGAAGCCAATTGCCGCCCTTAATATGTACCCGGTACTTTACGGAACCAGCGGAAACACGAACAGCGACATCAGTGACGGCTCCGGTAAATCCCGCGTAATCCTCAAGGTTTTTCACCTCGGGAAGCCAGCCGTCCGCCTTGGTTCTTACCCGGTAGTATACATCTACCGTTTTCGCTGGCTCGGGCGCGGGAGCTGGAGTGGGTTTATCAAAACCATTAAGGCCCTTCTCCTTGATGGCCTTAGGATAATCCTGATAGCACTCATTCATATCCACGCCGCCCTGGATTCCGGGAACGCTGCCGGAGCTGGTGTACTGCCACATGCCATATTGGCCGGAATACTGGCACTCAGTAAAATACTGGGCAGCCCAGATATCATAGGGAAGCTGGTCAGGATAGAATTTGCTGTCAAGCCAGTTGAGGGAGGCATAAACGCCCACATAATACCCAGCCTTTTCCACCTCAGAGCAGAAAGCCTTAATTACATTGGTCAACGCCTGCCGGGAGAGCGCGCCCATCGTTCCATTGTCCTCCACGTCGTAATAGACAGGGTATTCGAATTGCTTGCCCTTGATGGTGTCCAGGAAGAACCTGGCCTCCTGGCGGGCCTCAGCCTCGGAAACCGCATAGCCGTAGTGGTAAGCGCCTACTGGGATCCCGGCCGCTTTGGCTCCCTTGTAATTGTTTTCAAACTGATTGTCCACCTGAGAAGGATCCGGAGAACCGAAAGAGGAACGGAGAATGGCGAATTTTACATCGCTGTTTTTCACTTGGTTCCAATCGATTTTCCCCTGCCAGGTAGATACGTCAATACCGATAATCATTTTAACCACCCGCCGCTTTCAAGCTGGCTTTTCCTTTCCTCAATCTCTTCAGCGTTTTCCTCCTGGAGCCTTTTGGCGTCTTCCAGTGAGATACCCATAGCCGCCGCGGCTTCCTGAGGTGTTTTCCCGTAAGCGTAGGCCTTAATGATTTCTTTCTTTACTTGCTCTGTCATTTTGCTTCCTCCTTGTTTTCTAAAGCGGATAAACGCCGCTCTAAATTCTCAATTTGCTTTTGCTGCTTCTGCACCATGCAGATTAAAGGGGCAATAAATTCATCATAGCGAAGGGAGTAGATATATTCTCCTTCGATGGTCCGGGTTTTTAATTCTTTCCGTGTTACAGTTTTTTCCTCTCCGGTTTCCTCGTCTGTGACAGTCTCGGGAACATCTTCGTAATAATCCTCCGTTTTTGGGGATTTGATGAATCCGGCGAAATCCATGCTTGTCATTCCAAGCTGAGGGAACAGCTCCTCAATATCCTGCGAGATCAAGCCCCAGTGGGTTCTGCCGCTGTCAGCGTCGTTAAAGACATAGGAGCTTGGCTTCAGCCCCATAATAAACGCCGTTATTTTTTCCGGGTCAAGATCTGTGATATCGTGCTTGGCGTTTCGGTCGGAGGTTTGAATAGTGCCGTTCTGGGCGTAAACAGCGCGCCATTTCTGGTTTGCGATTCCTAAATACATATGTCCTGCGGTTCCGGCGTTAACAGCCGGGCGGAAGCTGTTTTGATCATCACTCCGGTTGCTTTGAATAACTACTCCATATTCGTTCGTGTTGTTTCCGCCAAACTGTAAAATTCCGTTTCCGTAAATTTGAGGGTATTGAGTTGTAGTAAACTGAAGCTTCCCATTTACCGCACCGCCTCCGGAATGAAGAACGGTGTAGTTAGATGGATAAGGAGGCGTGTTATATTTGAAACCAGGGGTAAAGTATAATTTACCATCTGCCGCCCAGATTACATCGTATTTGTCTCCGTCATCTTCTCTCTTAAATCCCCATCCTTCACTTGCGCTTCCCGCAGGGTCGGCAGTCAAGATACGATTTACGCCAATGATATTAGAGTTTTGGCAGTCTAATGCGTATTTTTCGTTCGCTGGTCCGCTGCCGCCGTACTGATTGGCATACAGCTTTAATACTCCCTGCATTTCTCCGCCATTTGGTGAGATTGCTCCAAAATATGCCATAATAAGATCCTCCTTTTCTAATTAATCAAAAATACCGCGTCGATAGAAAGCGGCCCGGTAGAAGGAAGCGTGCCGGAAAACGCCACAACTGAACCGCCTGTCCCGATTTGAGCACCAGCTGCGTTAGAAATATCCCCTCCGCATGTCATAACGACGTCGATATATTTCGTCGGCACAACCCCGCTAGGTAAGTTAAATATCAAACTGTTGCTGGAATTGATTGTTGTGCTGGGAGCCCTTAAACGCGCGGTTAAAGCGGCTAATTTCCCTGTTACTATCAGATGGCACGCAGAAGCCGCACTGGCTGCCTCCCAGCCGTTTTGTGGGGTTAGTTCGTATACAGTTTGGGATACCGCTCCCACATCGGCGGCGGTCGGCATTTGAGCTAGCTTGCCGGAGCTATTTAGGGTTGCTACACCATTAGCTGCACCTTTTTCATCATTAGGTATAGCTTTTTCGTCAATGTTAGCGAAAGCGGTATTAAAATCGTTCATTTGCGGCGGGTCAGAATATACCCATTGTGGTAAATCAAAATTTGGCGTTGTGGATTGATAGCTCATAGTGCTCCTCCTTTATAAAATGGCATGTCTGACGCTGAGTGTCATAGCAAATTCACCTTCCGGGTTATCCGGAGAACGGTCTATATTAACGGCAGCTTGAAGAATCGGTTCGTTTTGTTGAGAGCCGTTATAATACATTTGCAGGCCGGATATTTTCTCCTGGAGTTGATCTGGCAGTAGATAATAAGTGGCTGTAACACTGGTTGAACTAACTTCAACAATATCCGCTGGCGGCAGATGAAAATTACTTGATGCATCTGTGGTGAAATATAAATCTGATACTAGATTAATTCCGGATAAATCCCCGGCAGCTCCCTGCCCTTGAATAAGCTTCAGCAGCTTTTGTTTCGCAAAAGGCGTTAAATAGTTTCCCAAATAGTACCACCCCTTTATGAGTTCTTCAAAAACAAACCAAGACGGATATGCTTTTTCCCAGCCGCGCCAGTTTTTGATTGTGCTTTCGATTTCGCTCCAGGTGTTTACGTTGGCGGCTTTTTCAAACACAAGCCACGAAGGAAAGATTTCTTCCCAAACGGTCCAGCTGGGAGCGATTCCTTCTAACGTGCGCCAGTCCATCGGCTGCGTTTTAAACGCCATAATATAAGTTTGAATATTAATATCGTCGTTAATATACTGGCCGTCAGCAGCCGGGAGGCTTCCGTCCATTTCGAACGTGATTTTTTTAGGCTGGAAAAATAGCGTTTTTGTTTTATCACGGTATGAAATGGTGGAAGCTTCTACCGAATATTCCCATATAGTTCCGCTGTCTTCAGACAAGATACTCTTAGCGGAAACAGAAGTCACCTGAAAATTTCCAAATGTATTAAAGTATGGAAGATCTACAGTCAGAAGCTGTCCCGCAGACCAGCCGGGAATTAATGTGGAAAATGAAATCGTAAAGGCTGGCTGCGCGGCGCGTTGCAAAAATGTTTCCGCATTTAAAGCAGCGTCCGAAAAATCTACTATGGTTTCATCTTCGATCAGATATTCAATAATACCGGAGCCGCCTCTTTGGGCTTTGATTTTTTCTCTTAGGTCTCCATCAACCAGCCGCGAGTAGACCTGGATTAAAGGATATCCATTAACCTGGATATACCCGCCGTTTGAAAGATCAAGCCATTCGTAACCGTCTTTCATTTCAATTTCATATCCGCCATAACTCATTAACGCCTGTACCGTGTCGTCGTCATCGTCAATTCCGTTGAATCCAATTTTTACATTAGCCGGCACGGTTGAAGATGTAGCTCCGCTTTGAATTGCATTACTCATAGAGTACAGAGGATATTTGCATCTAACGATTTGAGGCGAGAGCCTTTCAAAGCGAAGTCCGGTTTCCCCGTTACTTTTGATTTGGAATTCCTGATATTGGCCTTTGCTTTGTCCGCCGACAACCCGGACAGCGGAATACATGGTAAAAGAATCGCGGGTGACATTTACGTTATAAACCGCTGAATCGGAATCAAGGCTGATCGGCGCGGTGCTTCGGTTGTAGGTATACCGCATATTGAAGACCTTATCCGGGGTGATTTCCCACCAAGCACCGCATACATCTGCCATTTGATCTATCACGGAGGAAACGATCTGCCCCCATAAGTAAGCCGGGCTGTTTAAGGTTATTCCAGTAAAATCATCAATTTCCCCGACGGTAATTCCTTCATTTTCCACTCTAACCGGAATAATGCCATAGAACTCGCCAAGAGATGCATCATACCAAGACTGGCCCGGTCTGTTCCCCATTAAAATCTGGGTAACGCTGGCGCCGGACGGAAACGTCATGTCGACAAAAACGCTGGCTATATAATCGGAGTTGTTCGTCAGGGTGAGATTATATATTTTGTAAGACAGATCCACGTTATCCAGGTTTTCTTGTTCAGCTTCCATAACAGTCCCGGCAAAGATTACATTGTTATTCTCAACTAATTGGATATAATCGCAGGCGGCGATATCTTTTGAATCGGCCGGCATATAAATCCGCAGGGCAGATGAAGTTACATGGGCCTCGTTTTCATCAAGCGATCCCCCGGTTTCAACGAGAATATCCGGGCGGGGAATTTTGTTTAAATAAACCGTCATCCTTTGTACCTCTTTGCCATAACGTCATTGTACTGGTGCTTCGTTACATTGTCCGTAATCAGTTTTCCATCTAAATAAAGAGGAGAATTAACTACGATAACAGACGAATTTGCAGCGTCTGAATAGTTCCCGTTGGCCAGGGCGAAAAGTTCGGCCTGCTGCTTTTGCGTCAGAACCATTTCCCCGTCCTTTAATAAGGCGGGACCTTCTCCCATTGCGAAATCAACAATACCGCCTGTATGAAAACGGGGCAGCGATACATTTGGAATTTCAGGAATCGCCGGAATGCCGATTGCCCCAGTCAATTGGTTGATCCCCCAAATAATACCATTGATGATCGCGATAGCGCCGTTAATAATTCCCTCGACAATAGTCGGAATCAAGTTGAAAATTCCCTTGAACATATCAACGATTCCGTTCCAAGCCTGCTCCCAGTTGCCCGAAAACACACCGGTAATAAAGTCAATCAACCCGCCGAAAACGTCCATAACGCCTTCGATAATCGGCATGATTGCCTCGATAGCGCCACCCAGCACTTTACTGAAAATCCCCGCTAATGTTTCGATAACCGGACCAAGAACATCGCCAATAAGTCCTGCAATTTGAGAAAAGATATCAAAAAGAGGTTCCAGAGCAGAGAACAAGGTTTCTAATATAGGCGTGAGGGCAGAGAAAAGTTCCTGTATTGGTGGCAAGATTGCTTGAACGAGGCTCATTAAAGGTTCAATCAAAGCAGAGATAAGTCCTAGCAATGGTTCTAGAGCAGCCTGTATCAAAGACAGAAGCGGCTCCATAAGTGACTGAAACAATCCCATCAGTGGGCCTAAAATACCATCTAAAAGCTGCATAAGAGGTTCCAGGAGTTGTGCGATTAGGTCTAAAATTGGAGTAAGTGCTTCGCTGATAAGCTGTAATCCAAGACCAAGAATTTGCCCTATAAATTCAACAATCTTTCCAAGCGGTTCGCTAATGACTAAGAGAACTTCGCCAAGTTGTTCAAAAATCGGGGCTAATGATTCTCCAAGAACCTCCATTAACGGTTTTAGGGATTCCATGAGGGTACTTAATAAAGGGATCAAAGCCTCCCCCAAGGGGACAAGCAGCATTTCAAAACCACGTTTGAGTTCATCTAGCATTGACCCAAGATCGTCATATTTGACGTCTTTCATATTTTCTAATTCTTCGCCTGTCGCATAAGCGCTATCCTGAATTCCTGCTAGTGCTGTAACTACTTCCGGCCCTAAATCTTCCCACATAGTGCCAAACAAAGCCACTCCGGCTTGGCTTTGTGCAAGAGGATCGTCCATATCTGCCAACGCTTGAATAGTTTGGTCGAAAGCTTCTTTGGCTGAATCTCCTCCGGCTGCAAATTTAGCCGCCATTTCATCAGCATTTAATCCGATAGCTGAAAAGCCTTCTTGTGTGGTTGCCGAGCCGTCTACTACACGAATAGACATTTCTTTAATGGCGTCGCCAACCTTGTCCAAATTGAAAGCGCCAGATTCTGCTCCGCTTTCCATGATTGCGAACATATCGTCAGCATCGAGGCCGACTTTTGCAAATTGCACAGAATATTCGCTGATACTATCTAGTAACTCTCCAGAGAAATCCAATCCATTTTGGGCGCCGGTAGCGATTAAGTTCATGGCATCATCGCCGCTGATTCCGAATTGAGTCATCATTGCATTGGCTGCCCGGACAGATTCATTTATGTCGTATCCGAAAGTGTCGCGCAATGTAAAAGCGGATTCCGTTATGTTTTGCAAAGAAGCTTGGTCTAAATCACCCATTTGTTGAGTAACAGCAGACATAGCGTCGGCAATATCTCCGAATGATTCCCCGTAGTTGTTTGTATAAATGCTTTTTAAAGTTTCTTCGTAGCCGTCGAGAGACTCCTTTGATACTCCGGTAGACGCGGCGAATTGATTCATTGCTTGATCTATGGAAGTCGCTGAAGATACAGCGTATCCGCCTACGGCTACAGCAGCGGAGCCAATTCCTAATAACGCGGCAGACCCAGAGGATCCAAGCCCAGAGAATGAAGAAACTAAATCGCCAACAGCGCCACCAGCCGGGCTGAATTTTCCAAAAGCGTCGGTGGCTTTTTCACCTACATCTTTTAGAGCGCCGGAGAGACCACCGGTTTCTTTTGTGGTTTTTTGAATACTGTCTTGTGCGTCGTCCGCACTTTGCTCTACAGCGGTTCCGGCACTTTTGGCAGATCTTTTTATTGTAGATTCTACCTTAGAGACATCGCTTTTTATTTTTGAATCATCAGCCCTAATTTCATATACAACTTCGCCTTCTGCCAATGAAATCACCTCACAAGTGAAAGTCATCGGCACATAATGGCACTACTTGACTTTTCCTATTTTTATTTCAAATTCCTTTTTGCAGTTACGGCCCTTGCACTTAATCCAAACGCCCTTGCATTTCGCGTCAGGATCAACTTTTAAAGGCATCACATAACCGCAGTACGGACACTTAATTTTATCCACGATCATCACCGTTACGGCCTTTCTGCCAGGGTGTGCAGTGCAACAGCGATTTTTGCAAGCCCATCTTGGAATTGCTTTTTTCTTTCTTCCTCTGACAGATTAAGCTTGTACAGCTGCTTCAACTTGATTAACTGCCGGCGTTCCTCTGCATTGTATTTTGTTGGTTTGGGGAGGGGGCGGGAACGTATTGAAATGATTTGCATGATCTTCGTATCATCAGACAAACCGTTAAATAACGCCGTAAAGCTCCACCAATGAAGGTTTTTGTCAGCGCCAAGCAGATCGAGATGGTAGCACTGCATAAAGGAAGAATAGACGGCCCATGCGTCTTGATTAAAATCGAAATACTTTTCCCCTCCGGCTTTTTTATCTGACACGTCAATAAATTCCTTGAAGATCAGATTAAAAAGAGCCGCTTTTTTGTCAGGCTTCAGGATTTTCAGAAATAATTTTGATTTTACTAAAAGCCATAAGCAGGCCTCGGCCTTTTCAAAATCTGTCAAAAGCGTGTCGGAGAACACTTGATAGCATTTCAGCACCGTTCGAAAAGAGGTATTTAAACGCACGGGCACAAGCTTATATTTGACCCTCTTTTTCAGAGGGGAATACAGTCTCATTTCCACGCTCTCCGCTTAAATGCTTGCTTTCTTTGACGGGCAACCTCCTGAAATTTAGGTACGAGAACGTTTTGAATATACGGGAAAAGATTGTAGGCCATCTGCTGAAAATCATCGGAATAAAATTCAATGATTTTTTTGGCGTTCTCGTCTCCGAATAAAAGGCAGAACACATCAACAACGGCTTTCCCAATATCTTCAACAATCTTTAGGTCTCCGGGGTTACTGTTGGAACGTTTTTGCAGATCCACGAACCAAACTTGGAGTTCCCGGTATTTCTTTACCAGCTCGGGACGAATATCAATTTTAATTTTTAAGATCTCACTGGTTCCATCGTTTTTTTGCAGCTCGATTTCATCAGTAAAAAGAGCGTTCTGTCTAAGCGTATACATCAGGATATCCTCCTTATAAAAAATAGAAGGGGGAGGATAAACCGCCCCCTTGTGTTATTTAGTCCGCCGGCGTGATTGTGGGCTTTCCGTCGAAACGGATTTCCACAGAAATCGCGCTGTCATCGGTACTGGCACCGGACCATTCCTGAATATTGCAGAAGGTGCAGTCACAGGTAATAGTGACCTCTTTGCTTTGAGCGTCGGTATACTTCAGCTGGAAAGAAGACTGCCGGTCGGTATCCAGTCCGTATTTCTTACTGAAAATGTAATCCTGAGCCTGATCGCCAACAATGCGCCGTCCGGTGAGCGTAAAAGCCGGGGCCATTCCCGTAACGTGGTTTTTCGCGAATCCCTTGTCCGATAAGAAAAAGTATTGCTGAACAACCTCGTTCAAAGCCTCCGCGATATTGTCAAATCCCTCGGCTAGTTCGGCATAAGTCCAGGTGCCGGGCGGATCCGATCCCTGGGATACACCGATAGAAGCAGTCAGGTTGTACATTGTAAGCAAGCCGTAAGCTGCCATATTAATTCCCCCTTAGATAAAATTTGACTTCAAGGCTGGAGCCGTAAAGCCATTGGTTGTTTTCTTCGCGCCCTAAATAGACGGGTGCGGCTGTGGTTTCTATATTTGTGATTTGGAAGCGGTCTGCGGAGGGGTAGTCCTTCCGCATATTCAAAAACGTGTGAAGTTTTCCAAGCGTGTCCGCCGCAAGCTCTTGATCTGAATTTTTGCAGTTTAAAACCGCCGACATGGAGACGGCGGCCTTTTTGTCAAGAAAGGTATTTAAGTTCCCGGATCCCCACGCGATGGAAATACCGTTTTCAGGAGGCATAGGCCCTATCACAATTTTTGAATACAGCTCCGTTTGCTCCGCAAGATCAATAACTGCGGTTAAAACATCGTCGTATACGCTCATTCTTTGCTCATTCCCTTCGAAAAGGCGTTCTGCGCTACTTGATCCAGTTCTTTTTTGTAGGTGTTTACACCTTTTTCAACCCATTGGAGGGAGGCATTTTGATTCTTGTCCTTTGACGGGGTTCCGGTGTAATACCGCCGTTTCGCGTAAGGAGTGTCCCAAATAGCTAATCCGTCCTGCGGCCTGCTGGCAATCAAGGCGCTGTCCTTTAATGTGCCTTGATCTTCCGGAACAAAAACATTTCCGTATTCAATGACAGATTTTGTAACAGCCGGGATCATCATAGAATTTCCCGCCTTAATTTTTGCCTGAATGGCGGCCATGTTTCGCGTAATTTTAACTGACATTACACCAACCCCAATTCTACGTGATGGACGCGGGTCGCGGGGACATCGGGAACCGGGTCAACCGTCAGCACTTCATATTCGCCGTATTTCTGACCCTGCGAGTTAAATACTTCGCACCGGAGAGGCTTTCCGGCCTTTTGGGAATGTTCCGCCAGAGAATCATAATCCAGGGCGGGCTTTGAAAGCCTGGCGTCAATGAACAGCGTAGAGCGCAGCACGACCTCGGTGTTTTCCTTTGTTTTTTTCACTTCGTTGGTGTTCTGAAGATGCACACGGGAAACCTCATAGTCCTGCCATACGGGCTTTTGCCACGCGTCCATTCCCGTGCAAACCTTAATAATTGCTAAATCCCCCAAAAGGGATTGAGGAATCGGTCTGAGCATACATGCACACCTCTTTCCATCAACGGAGTTTGTTCAAGCAAGGAAAGCGCGAAAGGGCTGACCATCAGAGCGCCGGGCTTTGTGGTTGTACTGGACAATGCGCCGCCCGATACTGAAACCTTTCCCACCGTAAAAGACTGGCCGGCCTGGCCTGTCAGCACGGTTTCCAGCCCGATTTGTGTGAAGTATAGCACTTGTGCCGCGGCAGCCTTTTGAACCAGCGTTTGAAGTATAGACGGGAGGGCGGAGATTCCCCCGCCCTCAACAATTCTATATCGCGTAATACTGTCGATCATATCAGACGCAAGTCCGGCGTACACAGGAAACTCCTCTTCAGAAATCGGGCATGTACCATAAAGGTCAAGATACTGCTGATATGTGATGTACGCCATAAGCCCACCTCTTGATTAAGAGCCTACGACAGCCAGCGCGGAGCCGGTGGCAGTGGCGATATTTCCCTTGGTCGTATTAACCAGCGCAACGGTTACAGTATCGCCGGATTTTGTGGTAAAGCTCGCTCCGTTAGTAACATCGGTCCAGTCTGTAAGTGCCTGACCATAAGTCACGCTTACCGCTCCGTCTGTATTGGTTTTAGCAACATATTTCATGCCGTACGGAGCCGGAGCCAATCCATTGATGATGGTATGAGTACTGTCGGCGCCTGCGGAAGTGGTAATATTCAGGGTGCCTAAAGCCGGGTTGGAAGCCATATTTACAAAGATGCCGGGAAGCCTCTGATTCAAGGCAAACACATCGTAGTAGTAACGCTCGTAATAGAGCCATTTTCCTTTGCTCTGAGCGGTAGGCGCGGACATCATGGAGGTTTCATAGACAACAGGTGCGGCGATTGCAATGGGGTCGAACATCAATAGATTGATTTGCTTCGCCCCTGTGGCAGAGGCCCAGCCCTCGGTAAAATCGTAAGCGCTCATCATGATATCTTTGGGGACCTCCATAATGACAACGCCGTCAAGCTTACCGACATTTCGGTCAATGTTGCGGATACCCGTATCAGCCTCCACAAAACGAGTGATGCCGGCAGCCTCTTTCAGAAGCTTATAGGTATCCGGTGTCATTTTGGCGCGGATACGGTCACGGGGTACGCGCTGATTCACCATATACGCCAGGTAGGTATCCCAGGTTTCCAGAATGTTATCAGCGGTTAGGCTTGTATCGTCCACGCCTCCGAAGCCGCTCGCTGCCTGAGCCAACGCGGAAGCCGCGTAAGCGTCCATTTCCGGCACCTTCTGGAATTCGTTGAACGTCTTTGTGATATTGGCGATATTGACGATCGGATCCTGCTGAATATCCATAGGATCAGCCAGAGTGTCCCATTCCCGATCCATTCTCATGGTAAGAATCTGCTCGGAGGTGTTGAAATTGCGATTAAAAGTTCCGGTGATCTGATCGCGGTTTACCGCTCTTGCGCCGCTGGTGGTCATGCTTTGAACAGCCACAGCTTTTCCGCTGATCGGCTTATAGGTGGCGCTGTTCGGGCTTCCGTAGAGGTCAGAGAAATAAGACCAATACGGATAAGCGTTTGCCATTGCCTTAGAGTATTCGGTCGCGTAGTTTAATTCTAACTGTGTAAATGCCATAATAATTTTCCTTTCTTATTTCTTGTTCAGGCCCCACACATCTTCAAAGGTTGATCCGGTTTTTCCGCTCGGCATCTGTCCTTTGACCTCCGCTCCGAATTGCGGGGAAGAGGGCGGTGCGGGTTCTGTCGGGTTAAAATATTCTTCGTATTTTTCCGCGACTGTTTTTAACTGCTCGGCGATTGCGGGAGCGTTTTCCCCGCGTTCGAGCATCTTATAGACAGTTTCACGGAATTTGGGCTTCACCGACGAAAAATCATCACCGCCTAAAGCGCGAAGCATATCGCGCTCCTCCGCTACGGCCTTATATTCGTCGGTTTCTTTGACCTTCACATTTTGCAGAGCGTTTTTTTGAGCGTCTGCCAGCGCTAGATCAATTTTTTCCTGTAATTCTGATTTCGGGATAAAGTCCGACATGCTGGTACCGTGCAACGCCATAACTTTATCAACCTGTTCCTCGCTGAGGCCAAGAGCTCCCAGTGATCTTCTTGTAAATGCCATAAAATACATTCCTTTCTTTAACGCCTAAGAACGATAGGCGGATTGCATCGCAGTTTAACGCCGTGCTGCGGGGGCGAAATGAGTATAAAAATAGCGCCCCGCAATAGCTGCAAGACGCTGTTTTTATTTAATTTTAAAGACTAATCATCGTCATACTCCACATTGCCGCCGTGCGCGTGTTCGCCAATTGCGGCGGCTAATTTAAAGTTGGCTTCTTTGTTCCACTCATACTCATATTCTTGGAGTTTGTTGGCTACAGAGGCGGGAACCTCCGCTTCTGCTGCCTGCATCATGCCGGCCACGCTTCGGAAGTACCCGAGAATCAACCGAAAGCTTTCTTCCGGGCCTCTCGGCTGAACCGCCAAGCAGTCGTTGGAAAACTCCAGGACGGATTCTTTAATACCCGGTTCCAAATAGCCTAAAGCGATTCCGGTTTCCACGAGATCATCGATTTGGTCAGAAACCTCCTCATACCATTTCCCGATCTGCTTGTGGTTAGCGAACCAAGCGCCGTCTTTTACCAGGTTCCTGTGCAGTGTGGTAAGGTTATGATACAGGATTTTCAGATAAGCTATGAGACGCTGAAATTCATTCATTATTCCACCTTCTTTCTCTGACGGGGTTTTCCAGCCGTTTTTTTAATCTGAGGGTTCTTATATTCCTTGTATTGCTCAGCGCTCAAAACAAGGCCGCAGCGCCTGCATTTGATATGCTGAGCGGTTCCGATAAAGTCATGGTTACATTCTGCCATATGATCACCTCTTTCAACTTAAAATAAGTATAAAAAAGCCACCCTTTCATTTCCAGGGCGGCTACTCAACTATTTCAAAATCATCTGGCGGAAAAAAACCTTGATCTCCATCTTCTCCTATGATTTCATACCAACCATTTTCAACAGATATAACATCGTAAACATTTCCTTTGTGCAATCTGACTTTGTAATAATCACCGTTATATTTTACTTTCATTTTTTCGACCAGCCTTTCACAAATATTTCTTTTGCACCTACATTTTCCTCATAAAACCAGTGAATAACAGCTTTTTTAGGACCGTCTGCGGTGTCTATATAACCTCTTCCTTTTGAGTGCTGCCAGTTTTCCGCAGAACCACCATAATTTTGAACCAAGAAGTTCTTTACTCTAAGATCGGTTTTAGAGCCTTTTCCTGCAAAAGTTTCAATGTCAGAAATTTTTGTCCCTTCGGTAATTTTAGAAAAGGTTCCGTCCGGCAATTTTACAGGATTACTGCGTAGAGATGTTTCAAGCTTTTCTCTTCGTTTGGCCGCTGCAACAGCCTTAGCAGATACAGATTTATTATAGTCAAAAACCTGTGTCCGATCAAGCCTTTTCGTGCGTCCTGTCTTTTTGCAAAATGCATTGTAATCAGCCTGTTTTTCCCTAATTTTCACGGCTTCTTTTTCAAAGCCTTCTTTGTCTCCGGCTGCTTCCATCATGGCGGCTTTTTGCTTGGAATAACGTATTTCTCTTTCCAGCCTGCGCTGCTCCTGGGATTCCGCATATACCTTGTCATTTTCTTCCTTGTCCTGTTCCGGCCTGTCGCGCGGAATAGATACGCCCGGAATCATGGTGATCGGGTGATGCCCGCAGTTGATCCCAAACAATCCGGCCGGTTTTCCATAGCTTGTAGAAGAAATAGGGGAGTAGCGGTGGCGTTTTCCCTCGCCGTCCGTGAAGGTTCCGCTTTTGTTGTTCCATGAAAAATAGCGACCCTGATACGGATAGCACAGCGGACGGGCGCCGGAGTGTCTTGATACCCGGAAGATATCGACCCCATAGTCCTCCTGTCTGGTTTTGACGGCTTCAATAGCTGTGTTGTGCACTGTGGTGCGAATATCCATATTGACATAAGCTTCCGGTGACCATTTCCGCCCGGCGCGGTCATAAAATCCGGTGATGCCCTCTTTATGTATTTGTGACAGCGCCTGTCTTAAAGCCTGCTGGCGGCTTTCTGTCCCCGTTATCACTTTCCCGGTGGCAATATTCAAAACCTCCTGTGCCGCTTTCATTTGGCGTTCAATATTAACCGTGTTTGTAATCACCTTCCGGTATTGGGCAAGCGTGCTTTCCAGCATAGTGGTGTTGACAAGGTTCAGCTTATCCATTGCCTGCTGCTCATAGGCGTTTAAGGCTTGCACAATGCTTTGGCTGGCTATCACGTTATCCGCGGCAGCGTTTTGTATAGCGCCTTTTTGCACGGCTTTTTTTAACTCCGGCTCTATGTCTTTTGTCGCCATGTATACGGCGTTTTCTAAAGCGGCAGTGATCAGTTCTTTATTTTGCCCGGTAAGGGAAGCGATAATCTCAATGCTCTCTTTATTGAGCTGTCCCAGTTCGGCAAGCTTTCGGATCTCCCACTGCTCTGTGGAAAGCGAGTGGCCGGAATTGAAATGCTTTCCCATATTAATCAAAAGCGCGTCTACAATATTGCTGTAAACCTGCTCAACCGGCTCCGAAAGCTTTAGAATCTCATTAGGGGTTAATCTGGCCATTTACACACCCCCTGTTAGGATTCATCTTCCGCCGCTTCCTCGTCATCTTCCTTGGCTTCCGGTTCCTCATTTGGATTTATGGAATTGGCTTCCTGCCCGGCTTGCTCTGCCATGTCGATCATATCCGCGGATATAGAGGATTCCTTTTCGATTTCCATCAGCTCCTGCACAGCCTCCTCCTCAGTATATCCCAGCTTTTCCACCATAAAACGCTTCTTGCTCATAAGGCCGTTGCCTATCAGCAAGATTCCCTCGTTGATGTTGGTCTGCCGGTCCTGAAGAATAGAATCGTCAAAAACAACCTTGGTTTCCCAGCCCTGTGAAGCCAGCGCTTTAATGCTGTACCCGTTCCACTTCATGTCATAGAGGGAAGCGATCTGGACAATGGCGTCAATGATTTTGGCGATTGCCATCTTGACTTGCAGCTGGTGGCCTTTGATAGTCTTATAGGTCTTGCTGTTTTCGCTGATCACTTCGGTAGCGGTTTTTAAGCCTGTCGCTCTGTCAAAGGTGAAGGTACCGGCAGAAAATCCAACCTGTAAGCACAAAATAGACAAGAAAGCGTTTATCGCTCTCTCGTGTTCGTCAACACGCAGTTCAATGCTGTTGTCCTGTATTTTTAAAGAATCAGGACTATCCGTGGAGAGCGCTTCATAGGCTTCGTCAGAGGCGTCAAAATAGCGCCGCATTTCTCCGGTTTGCGGGTCGATTACCGTCCGGATACATTGAGCTGGAACGATAATTCTTTTTTTACCAAGACGGAACTCCCGAATAAAGCTGTCGTAGCAAATATCTAACGCCTTGAGGGTCGAAAGAGCGTTTGCGTAAATCGATACGCCAAGGGGAGAGTTATCATCAATGTTATTGGCAACAGCGGTTCGGTAATAAGCGAATAGGGAAGTGGTTAATCCCTGCATAGAGGTGTTTTCGTTCAGAAACGGATAAATCTCATTAAGGGGGTAGCGAAATCCTAGAATATCCTGTGATTCCGTCATTCCTGGATTCGGCTGCTTATATTCAGTGCGAAACGCCTCATTGCTTATATAGTAGGTTAGTCCGTCCCATTTATGCCATTCCAGCCGGGTATAATAATAGCCGTCCTTTGCCTCACGGCTGATAAATACGCCGTCCGTAACCTGGGCGTTATCCCAGGCAGTAGGGACAAACTGGTCCGCCATGCAGAAACCCAGCCGTATTCCTCCGCTTTCGGGGATTTCATTTCCCGCGCTGTCCCGTTTAACCTCGTACCATGCCTTAATAGTGCCGCCGCCTAATGCAAGCACCTGTTCAATATGTTCCTGCATTTTTGTCCAAAATCCGTTTTTTGTTAAAACATCATGGACAAACTCTTCCAGCGGCTGTTCCTCACTGTCCGATTGACTAACATGCACCTCACATTGTTCGCTCCAGATCAGGCCGGCTAGTTCAGAGCTTACAGCTTTTGCGACGTCCATTCTTTCTAGGTCGCGCCGGTTTCTCGGATTTTCAATGGTAGGAGCCAGTATTCTGTGCCAAGGGCTGTAAAATCCTTTGTACAAATACTTCCAGATAAAAATACCGAAATAGTAAAATTGGTTAAAAGCAGGCACGCCTCCAACCTCGAAAATATCTTTGAACTCTTTTGACAAGCCTGTTTCGGCTCCGGTCTTCTGCATCCAGTTTTTCACCCTCTCTTTTAGTTTTTCCAGCATTGGCTCACCGCCTTATATAACATAGTTTTTATAGAAGTAATTATGAGCGTAACGGGTTTCGTCCATTGCGTGGTTATATGCGTCAACGGGATTGCCGTTGTTATCTACGCAATACATTCCGATCTCCTTTAAAAAATCCAGATGTCCAAACCTGTCGTTTTCCACGAGATAGAAGCGCCCGTCTGAAATACTGCTTTGCAGATATTCAATACCAACCTCAATCCCTTTTCTGGCTCCTTTAATGTCCCTGGCGTTGTTATCCGCGCGGTCTGTATAGTAACCGAGCAGATCAAATTCAGCGCGTAGCGCCTTGCAAGCTGGATCTATCTTAATACTGGATTCCCTCATACCCGTAAGCTGGCGGCAGTAGGGAATAAAGCTGCCGCAGATTTCACGGGCCTGTACCGACATTGCTTTTGTGATTCCAACGTCTGTTCCGGAATAATACCACCCGGCGACACGGTATAGTTTGAACTGGTTCTGCATGGTGCGGGTCACCACGTAGCAGCCAATCGAGGTAGCGTCCGAGAGGCCGCCGTCACCAGCGAAATACATTTCGATTTTGCTTTCGCTGTCCGGAATATAACTGAGAATATGGCGCTGCGGGTCAAACATGGAATAAATAACCCCTTGCGGGATACACCGCTCGCCGAGCCAGTCGCGTTTGTATAAATAGGGATTCTTTAAACAGGTTTTTCGGATTTCTTCCTTTCTTTCCGGGGTAATAATGGGATTGTCGTCTATGGTCCAGTGGGTCCATTTGGTATCCTGTATGTTGAACACCTCAGAGATTACTGGGTGGCTGGGAGCAGGAGGGTTTAAATCAGCGATATGCCATCTTATCCTGGAGGCGTAAGTACGGCGGAAAGCTTCCTGTATTGCGTCGATATGCAGAAGATTAATTTCGCAGAAGTAAACGCTTCCTAAAGACATTCCGGTGAATGATTTATGGCTGTCCGCTTTACCGGCACCTTTGTAGTAAACGCGTTTTATTCCTTTCATCGTCTCGATTTCCAGGTGATCTCCGAAATCATCATGCTTCATTCTGGAAATTCCGTCAAAAATATGAAGCAGTCCGAAGCCGTCACAGTCCATTACCAGCTTAAAAGCTTGTTCTTGGTTATATGCTAAAACCATATGGTTTAGGTCCGGGGTGTTCCAAAGATACCAAGCAAAGCGGGAAACGCTGACGGTTGTTTTTCCTGACCGTGGCGTCCCCTCATTAACTTCTAAGCAATGGGAATAAGGAGCGTTTAAAATCTTCTGTTGCTTTTGCCCCCACACTATTTCTTTACTCAACTTTGAACCCTCCAGCTGCTTTCGCTATGGCCTCAAAGAGGGAAGTGTCAGACTGTTTCTGCGCGTCTTTCGTAAATTTGTCAATAACGATGCCCAGCGATGTAGCAATGCTCTGAATACTTGCCCGTTGAAGTTTATCAGAGTTTTGAAGCTCAGAAAGATAAAGGGAAATAATGCTGCACACATCATCTTTTTTCTTGTCCATAAACTCAAGAATATCAGCGGTATTCTGCTCTTTTTTTTGTTCCGCTTTTTTCACGGTTTCCGGATCGCTGATCACTACTCTTTTAACTGTATCAAAAGATACTTTGTGTTTTCTTGCAACTTGCGAATAATTCCCACATTCCGCATAATCCGCAATGATCTTTTTCTTTTCTCTATCGGTTAAATGTTTCGCCATACCACCACCACAATTTCAGGATAAATAGAAAGACCGCAAAGCCGTTAGGCCTGCGGTCCTTAGGAAAGGAGTTCAATGAACCTTGTATGCTGTTACAAACTTCCATTTGTATCTACTTTAAACCATTGTCAATAAAGGTGCAAGTGTATAGTCCACAAATTTTCCACACTTTTTATTAACGCCAAAAGACCAGCTTTGAAAGCCGGCCTAATGCGTCATTGCTTCGGTTATATGCTTCTGTTTTGCTGATATTATACTTTCGCATGATCAAATCAATTCCATTTCGCTCATCATAATCAATAAACCGTGCGGACAGATAAAATTTTTCGTCCTCTGTTAATCTATTCCAAGCTGGGCCGATTTCCGCAATATATTCTTGGGCTAAACGCAGTCCATGTTCTGCTATCGTTTTTTTATCAATAGACGCACATAGCATTTCTTCTGTTTTGCTGGAACCGCCTTTTACAGGATTGCTTCCCAGCGCGGAGGTCAAAGATGTCATTCGCCGGTCAATTTCCGAAATTTCTTTTTTCTTCTGATCCGCTTTCCAGTGCTGGTCATGCCAGTCTTTTAATATTTCGATAGTAACTCGTTTAGTGTCAATGTAATCAATTAATCCCATGTGTAAATAGCACCTTACCTTTTATTTATCAAGTGACGCACCCTTCACAGCTTTTCCGGTTCATGTGCTTTGGCGTCTTTGCAGTAGAAGTCATCTTGTTTGTTAGTATGCCAGAAAATAGAATCCCCGGTCATATCACATTCGATATGGGAGAAAGGGCACTCTTTCTTATGCCTATGTACGCAGTCCTTGCAAGTGGTGTGCGGTTTGGGCGGGTCTTTGCTTGCCACCAGAACGGAACAAAGCAAGAAGCCTAACGGTGCGCCTAAAAAATAACCTAAAAGTAATAATTGCCAGCCTGCCATGATCATTCCTCCTTCGAAATATTACAGTACAAATTTTTAGGCTTCCATGCTGCAACAAAAACAGGATAATAATCTTCTGTGTAGTCCGTTCCGACTTCAAGTACAATTTTCTGTGTTAATATGTCTATCATAAGTAAAGAATCAACGTATTTTTCTTCGCTCATTTTGCAAAGCACTTTAGTAGGAGGAATATTTGTACTTAATTGCTTATTACTTATGGTCAAAGATCCCATTGCGCTGCGATACCCATCATCTGGATCCTCTTCAGCGCAATAAGTAATCCCACCTAAAGTAAAATAAAATAATTCAGACTGTCCGTCGTCGCTGTGCCCATATTCAACGGCGCTTAAAGTATGAATCCCGCATAAAGATTCCAGTGTTATATTGGTCAAGATCAATTCTCCTTTCCGTTTCTAAATCCAAATTCATAAGCCTGTGCAATTCCAATAGACCATATCAGCTTCATGATAAAATTAATCAAAGTGTTTTGCGTGTTTCCATTAACAACGGTTTGGAAAAGATCACATAAGGCGCAGACGGTAATGATAAGCCATACCACACAAAGCCTGCTTTTTGTGAAGCGGGCAAGTTCTTTCATGATTTTTCCACCTCCGGCTGTATGTTACGCAGGAATGTTTCAGCGAATTTGATATCTTCATCACTCATTAAATTCGCCATTTCCTTGATTTCACTAAACTTACTGAGCACCATTAACCATTTTCCACAAGGATTCAGGTCCATAAATATTCTTTTTTCAATCCTGGTCATGGCTGTTCTTCCTTCCTCTTACCGTAGTTGCAAAAATCATTTGGAGCGACTATCTTCGGGCCGCAATCACAATAGTTATGCCATTCAATGCATATCCATTCGACGCTTTTCAAACCTGGCTGATGAATACAATAACCGCACTCTCCACAATAGCACGCACCAGCAGCATGAACGGGGTCGATAGTTGGCATTGATTTGATTTGTTCGCAAGCCTTCTCGTTTAAATAAACCGGGGCTAAATCCGCATCAACCAGTCGCATTTTTCACCTTCTTAACTTCTCGATCATTTCAGACAGTTTCATAACGTCCGGGTGAGATTCAGACTTTCCGGAATTTAATTCGCACCGTCTCAGCCGTTCAAATTTTTCTATCAGGAGTTTAGGATCTCTCTTTTGCCTTTTTAATTCCTCTTCGCTTATGATGATCGGGGGGCGCAGGAAATAATGCTCTTCATTCATTTGATTCCTTCCTCTCACCGTAGCTGCAAAAGTCGTCTGACTGCATTTGTACAAGATTTTTAGGTAAGCTATGAAATTCGCAATACCAATATTCTTTTATCTCTCCATTTTCATCTTCATACTCTCCAGATTTTTTATAACTTTTACAATCCTTGCATCTAACTACGGGTACAGCATCGATAGTTGGAGCCTTTTTAAGCATTCCTCTGAACTCTCCAATTGTAAATTTTCTTTTTCTTGGAGTGTTCCCTATACATTCCGCTAATCCACCAAAAAATCCATCATTAAATAGTTTTGTATCAAATTCATCAGCATCAATCGGTCGCATTCTATATCACCTTTCCTCTTTTTTGGTTTGTGCTGGTTCACGCAATCGTAATTCATTATGTAATTTCATCAATTTTGGTATCGGTGTATACTCTCCGCAGCTAAAACAGCCAATAGCAAGAACTCCATTAACGATATCAATATCAAGAGCATCACCACACTTAGGACACCAAATTCCATTTTTAGCGGCTAATCCTCCGTTAACCGCATTTAGAATTTCCTTTATTTCTTCTGGATCATGGCCAATGTCCTCGTAAGCCTTTAAATTCTCCACCGCCTGATCTCTTTCATGCCTTAGGCGGTCAAGCTCTGCGCGAAGCTTTCCTAAAGTGTTTTTGTTTAAAAAGGTAATACTCCTTTTTAGCTCTATATTCTTTGATAACAATGTTTCAATAACATTGGCGGCGTCTTTTAGTTCGTCCCAAGCACAAAAGGTATACATTTTTCGCAGTCTCTCAACTAATTCCTTATACATAACTAATCCTCCTTTCTAGCCGAAACCTGAATACTCGCTTCAATTACCGCGTGTTTGATAACATTTTGAATCTCTCTCCACGCCGAAGCATAACCATCTTGAAAGCCTTGTTGATATTCTGCGCGTAGTTCTGACACATAATCCGTTACTTCGACCTTTGCCATAGCTAATCCTCCAAATCCATCTTAGCGCCGCAAAATGGACAATACTTTTTTGGAATATTCACATAAACTTCCCCAGTCATATCCAATAGTTTATCTCTCAGTTCTTGTTCTGGTGTCAATGGAGCAAGTAAAGATTTACAATATTGAATTGTTTTGATATAAATTGGAGTTTGGCAGTAATTACACATAACTATCCCTCCGCACCCATCTTCGCACCGCAGTGGGGGCAATAAGCTGATTTTATCGCATTTCCTCTACCGCACTCCGAACAAGTATTGTAATGATAGTGCCTATACATATCATCGCCATTATCATCTATACCAACCAACTTATCTCCATGCCAACCATTCCACTTCCCATGCTTCATCTCTGCCACGTCGGCGGCGGGAACCGATTCTATTCCATCGATAATCTCTTGCCACTCGTCAAATTTTTCACGGTTATAGCTATCTACATATTTTTTGCCATATGTTCC